TCATATGAATAACATCAAATCTACGATAAAAGCATTCTCGGTCACGCTCTAATGCGAAGACCTCATCAATAGAAAAGTTACTAGTTACTATAACACGCGGTGGTCTGGCAAGAATCTTGCCTCCCTTTACCTCCGCGCTGAAAACCCATCGGTCAACCCATTTCTTCAGCAAACTCGACAACCACGCTCCGTGGTCTGGAGAAACCTCGTCAATAAACGCGTTTTGGCCTGGAATATAATCATCCCACCACTTATTTAAATCTTTGAGATACACATCTCCGTATTGAGTTCTAGCAGCATGGCTCTTCCCCGTTCCAGTAGGACCGTAGATCCAGACACCGTATTTCTGACCGTGAGGCAGGTCAACGGGCTTTGGCTGGTCTTCTTTTCGCATCCGCTTAAAACTAGCTTGGTACCTCACGTACATTTCATCCGGGATGTCTTCGAATCGGCCTTCACGAGCGGCCGTCCGTGCCAGTGTCCAGCGCTCGCGCTCGATGGCACCCCCGCTCCGGGGATCACGTGGACGTACGCCTTTCTCGAAGTACAAACCATCCTTGCTTGCATAATCAAAGTTCTGCTCTGCAGTGCCTTTTGCGATTACGACATAACACCCAGGCATCAGCCTACGCATCGCGCTGAGATGACGTGGGCTATCAAATGCGATGTAGCCTTCGAGATGTGGCCTCCCAGTACTGGGAGCTAGCTCATATCCGTAAACAAGATATTTGCATTCCCACTCTTGGAGAAGAGACTCTGAGTTTTCATCCCAAGTATTCCAAGTAAATTTAAAAGCTCTGGCTTTTTCAGACATTTGTTTTTAATTAATTTGTGAGAAGAATATTAAAAAACATGAAAACTCGATATTTGTGAAATAAGTGAAAATCACGTTCTTCACTAAAGTCGTTAAACACTAGAGAGCTGAGGGTAAAGGTTTAACCTTAGCGCCTCTTATTAGACCTACAGTTGACAGTCAACTGTCGGTTCACCAGTCCTACCGTTGGGTGCTTGTCCTGGGTGCCCCGAACACTCACAGACTCATGTTGCCACGCCGGCGAGGCGATGGGGGGGTCCCCTTTAGGGGGGGCGAAGCCCTCTGCCCCCCGCAGGGGCCCCCGGAGGGTCACGGAACAGGGGGTGTGGGTTAATATTACCCCACACCCCCTGTTCCGTGTTCCAGTACCACACGGGTACTATGAACACAAATTCAAAAATGGCGAAGACCATTGCTCGTAGAGTGAAGCGCTTCAAGCGCAAGAAGGGGAAGTTCAAGAGATCTCTTCGCAGAGGCGTAAGGCCTCTGAAGAGAAATACGAAACAGCGCCGTATGGTTTCCATCGGTCGTGGGTTTCCGAAAAAAATGCTTACAACACACGTGTACGAAGATACCGTGAAGTTGTCTTGGACCGCAGGAGTACCTACGTTTTATACGGAGAGTGCGAACGGTCTCTTTGATCCGGATCCCACTGTCGTTACTCATCAACCGTTTTACTTTGATCAATTAGCAGCGTTGTACGATCATTACGTAGTTATCGGTTCGCGAATCGATATGCAGGTGGTACCAGGTACTGCTACCACTGTACCTTTTCAGTTTTGCGGGTTTCTGAACGACGACACAACTGTAACTCCGACCAACCCCACCTGGGTTGGTGAACTTCCTCAAGGCTTCTGTCAAGTTATTGGCAGTGGAGCCTCTACTGGTATGCGACGCTTCCGTCTGAAGTGGAGTGCTAAAAAAGTTTTCGGAGGATCTATCCTCGCGAATACAGAGTTGCAGGGTACTCCTACAACGAATCCAACCGAACAGAGTTTCTTCACGTTTGGTGTGAAACCTGTAGACCAGACTACAGCAATTGATGTGTTTGTTCAAGTTCGAATTAGCTATATAGCTATTTGGAAAGAACTCAAAGAAGTGGCTCAGTCGACGTAGTGGCAGCCGGTTCAACATATGGCTCCGTCATATGAATAACATCAAATCTACGATAAAAGCATTCTCGGTCACGCTCTAATGCGAAGACCTCATCAATAGAGAAATTACTAGTTACTATAACACGCGGTGGTCTGGCAAGAATCTTGCCTCCTTTTACTTCCGCGCTGAAAACCCATCGGTCAACCCATTTTTTCAGTAAACTCGACAACCACGCTCCGTGGTCTGGAGAAACCTCGTCAATAAACGCGTTTTGGCCTGGAATATAATCATCCCACCATTTATTCAAATCTTTTAGATACACATCTCCGTATTGAGTCCTAGCAGCATGGCTCTTCCCTGTACCAGTAGGACCGTAGATCCAAACACCGTATTTCTGACCGTGAGGCAGGTCAACGGGCTTTGGTTGGTCTTCTTTGCGCATCCGCTTAAAGCTAGCTTGGTACCGCACGTACATTTCATCCGGGATATCTTCGAATCGGCCTTCTCTAGCGGCCGTCCGTGCCAAGTGCCAACGCTCTCGCTCGAGAGCGCCCCCATGGTTGGGGCTACGTGGACGTATGCCTTTCTCGAAGTACAAACCATCCTTGCTTGCATAATCAAAGTTCTGCTCTGCAGTGCCTTTTGCGATTACGACATAACACCCAGGCATCAGCCTACGCATCGCGCTGAGATGACGTGGGCTATCAAATGCGATATAACCTTCGAGATGTGGCCTCCCAGTACTGGGAGCTAGCTCATATCCGTAAACAAGATATTTGCATTCCCACTCTTGGAGAAGAGACTCTGAGTTCTCATCCCAAGTATTCCAAGTAAATTTAAAAGCCCTGGCTTTTTCAGACATTTTTTTTCAATTAATTTGTGAGAAGATTTAAAAAAAACTCGAAAACTCGATATTTGTGAAATAAGTGAAAATCACGTTGTTCACTAAAGTCGTTAAACACTAGAGAGCTGAGGGTAAAGGTTTAGCCTTAGCGCCTCTTACTGGACCTACAGTTGACAGTTAACTGTCGGTTCGCCAGTCCTACCGTTGGGTGCTTGTCCTGGTTGCCCCGAACACTTACAGACTCATGTTGCCACGCCGGCGAGGCGATGGGGGGGTCCCCTTTAGGGGGGGCGAAGCCCTCTGCCCCCCGCAGGGGCCCCCGGAGGGTCACGGAACAGGGGGTGTGGGCTAATATTACCCCACACCCCCTGTTCCGTGTTCCAGTACCACTGTGGTACTATGAACACAAATCAAAAATGGCGAAGACCATTGCTCGTAGAGTGAAGCGCTTCAAGCGCAAGAAGGGGAAGTTCAAGAGACTTCTCCGCAGAGGCGTAAGGCCTCTGAAGAAAAATACGAAACAGCGCCGTATGGTTTCCATCGGTCGTGGGTTTCCGAAAAAAATGCTTACAACACACGTGTATGAAGATACCATAAAGTTGACTTGGAGCGCAGGAGTACCTACGTTCTACACCATGAGTGCGAACGGTCTGTTCGATCCCGATCCCACAGTTGTTACTCATCAACCGTTTTACTTTGATCAATTAGCAGTGTTGTACGATCATTACGTAGTTATCGGTTCGCGAATCGATATGCAGGTGGTACCTGGTACCACCACTACTGTACCTTTTCAGTTTTGCGGGTTTTTAAACGACGACATAACTGTGACTCCTACCAACCCGACGTGGGTTGGTGAACTACCTCAAGGCTTCTGTCAAGTTATTGGCAGTGGAGCCTCGACTGGTATGCGACGCTTCCGTATGAAGTGGAGTGCTAAGAAAGTTTTCGGAGGATCTATCCTCGCGAACACAGAGTTGCAGGGCACCCCCGTCGCGAATCCCACAGAGCAGAGTTTCTACAGCTTTGGTGTGAAACCTTGCGATCAATCTACCGGAATTGACGTGTTTGTTCAAGTTCGACTTAGCTACATAGCTATTTGGAAAGAACTCAAAGAAGTGGCTCAGTCGACGTAGTGGTAGCCGGTTCAACATATGGCTCCGTCATATGAATAACATCAAATCTACGATAAAAGCATTCTCGGTCACGCTCTAATGCGAAGACCTCATCAATAGAAAAGTTACTAGTTACTATAACACGCGGTGGTCTGGCAAGAATCTTGCC